CTGGCTATAGATTTCGTTATGTTGCTTCTGGTGAGTATGGAGACGCTAGTAGGCGTCCTCATTTCCACATTGCACTTTTTGGTCAAGACTTTGACCACGATCGGGTTCGGTTTGGTAGTTCTATTGGCGACAGTACTTATACATCTAAGACTGTATCAAGACATTGGCATCAGGGAAATCACTTAATTGGAACACTTAATTTTGAGTCTGCTGCATACATTGCACGTTATATACTCAAGAAAATTAAAGCTTCAGATAAGTTATCACCTTTGCCACTACACATCAACCAATTGGATGGGGAAATTACATTTCCCAATCCTGAGTTCTTAATAATGTCTAAAGGCATTAGTAAGGGATGGTTTAACGACTACTTTATGTCGGATGTTTTTCCGACAGGTAGCGTTATAACCGTTCAGGGTTCTAGGGCGCCAGTCCCTAGGTATTACAAGACTTTGTTAAAGGAGTTGGGTCATGATTTGAGTTTGGATATGCAATTTCGTTCTTCGGCTAGAGCCGATATGGAAGTAGAACGTAATATGCTCGAAAATCTTCCTGTTCGAAAGATCGCTAGACAGTTTGTCGGTGAATCTAGAGTTAATTTATCAAAACGTACAATGTAAAGGTCAAAAATGTTGCAATATATAGTTTCTGTTAAAGATAGGGCTGCTGAAGTTTTCAACCGCCCGTTTTTTGTTCCACATCGTAATGTGGCTGTTCGTGATTTTACTGATGAGATTAATCGCGCTGCTGCCGATAATCCATTGAATAAACATCCCGATGATTTTGATTTATATCTGTTAGGTCAATTTGATGATTCAAATGGTGCCTTTATACGTGAAGGCTCCCCTACAGTTCTCGTCCGTGGTAAGGACGTTGTCACAAGTTCTCTTTGACCCTTGCACCCTTCGGGGTGCTTTTTTATTTAAGGATTTTTATGTTTTCTAACAAATCTGCCAGTTCGCATGATTTTGCGATGGTTCCTAGAGCGGATATTCCGCGTTCTAAGTTTTCTATGCAGAAAACGCTTAAGACCACTTTTGATAGTGGTTTTTTAGTTCCCATTATGTGTGAGGAGGTTCTGCCCGGTGATACGTTCAACACTAAGGTTACTATGTTCGGTCGTCTCGCTACGCCCATTTTTCCAGTCTCGGATAATCTCCATTTGGACTCGTTCTTTTTCTTTGTTCCTAATCGTCTCGTATGGACAAATTGGGTTAAGTTTATGGGGCAGCAAGATAACCCTTCCGATTCTATTTCCTACTCTATACCTCAACAGGTTTCCCCAGCTGGGGGCTATGCTGTTGGTTCGTTGCAAGACTATTTTGGCTTGCCAACTGTCGGGCAAGTTAGCGCTGGTCTTACGGTTTCACATTCTGCGTTACCCACAAGAGCCTATAACTTGATTTATAACCAGTGGTTTCGCGATCAGAATTTACAAAATTCGTCTGTAGTTGATACTGGTGATGGTCCTGATACCACACCTTCTACTAACTATACTTTATTACGTCGTGGTAAACGACACGATTATTTTACGTCCGCGCTTCCTTGGCCTCAAAAGGGCGGCACTGCTGTGACTTTACCTTTAGGTACTGTAGCTCCTATTAAGACTACTGCAACGCAGGGTTCTTATATGGCTGTTCAGAATAATGCAGGCGCCTGGCGACAATTTACTTCTGATGGTACTGGTGCTTATTTCACTGGTATTACTCTTCCTTCTACTTCTGGTTTATATGCAGATCTTTCATCTGCTACTGCTGCAACTATTAATCAGTTGCGTCAATCTTTTCAAATACAGAAGTTACTTGAACGTGATGCTCGAGGTGGTACTCGTTACACCGAGATAATTCGTTCTCATTTCGGTGTTGCATCTCCAGATGCACGCCTTCAACGCCCTGAATATTTGGGCGGTGGTTCTACTAATATAAACATTTCTCCTATTGCTCAAAGTAGTGCTACTGGTTTATCTGGTTCTACTACACCTATCGGCAATTTAGCCGCTTTTGGTACTTTTTTAGGAAAAGAACATGGATTTACACAATCCTTCGTCGAGCACGGTTATGTTATTGGTCTTGTTTCTGTTCGTGCTGATCTTACTTATCAACAGGGTCTTAGAAGACACTGGTCTCGTAGTACTCGCTATGATTATTATTTTCCCGCTTTTGCTACTCTTGGTGAGCAGTCTGTTTTAAACAAGGAAATTTATGTTACTGGTAATACAACTCAAGATAACTCGGTTTTTGGTTATCAAGAACGATGGGCTGAATATCGTTATAACCCCTCGGAGATTACCGGTTTATTTAGGTCTACTTCTGCGGGTACTATTGACCCATGGCATTATGCGCAAAAATTCACTTCTTTGCCTACATTGAATAGTACTTTTATTCAGGATAATCCTCCATTAGCACGCAACCTTGCTGTTGGTGCCTCTGCTAATGGACAGCAGTTTCTTCTTGATGCTTTTTTTACTACTACTGCTGCTCGTCCTATGCCAATGTACTCTGTACCTGGTCTAATCGATCATTTCTAATATGATAGATCCTGGTACTGCTGCCTTGATTGTTGGTGGTCTTGGTTATCTTTCTCAGCAAGATACCAATTCTGCTACTCAAGCTAGTTCACAACATCAAATGGATTTTCAAGAAAGAATGTCCAATACCGCTTATCAACGTCAAGTTGCCGACATGTCGGCTGCGGGTTTAAATCCTATGCTTGCTTATGTTAAGGGTGGTGGTGCTTCGTCTCCAGCTGGTTCTATGGCTACTTATCAGAATCCTGTTACTGCTGGTGCTCAAGCTGCTACTTCTGCTCAAATACCTTCTACTATTCGTAATATCCAAGCACAAACTAAACAAACTAGTGCTCAGACTGATTATTTAGAAGGTCCTCAAACTGATATGACTAATCAACAGATTAATAATCTTAAAACTGATAATGATAAAACTAAGCAAATTATTGTTAATTTGAAACAAGAATATCAAAATTTGTTTAAACAAAATTTGAATCTTACAGAAGTTGGTAATCAATTACGCGAAAGTGTAAGTTTAATGAAAGCTCAAATTAGCAATTTTGCTGAATTAACTTCTTCTACTGCATGGCAAGTTGAAATTAATAAATTTGAATCACAATTACGTAAATTTGATGCTGAAGCTGCTACACAAGCTGGTAATTTTGGTCGTGAATACAACCAATATAGACCTCTTATTGAGTTTTTAAAATCGTTTGTTAAAGCTAGATAATGGCTCGTATTTTTTTAAAGGAAATGAAAATGAAGACTGTTTTTTGTCGTTCTCCATATAATTATGATATGGATTTGGCTAGTGATAAACACGGCCTTAAATGTGAAGATGCTTCTTTAACGCAACAGCAGTTTAAAGAAGAATCTGATATTAATACGATTGTTGATCGTTTTATGAAGTCTGGAGTTATGCCTAATCCAGTTAACATGCCTCAGTATATTGATTATGAAGGCGTTTTTGACTTTCAATCTGCTATGAACACTATTCGTCAAGCAGATGAGAATTTTATGCGTATGGACGCAAAAATTCGCGCTAGATTTAATAATAGTCCCCAAGAGTTCCTCGAGTTTTTCGGTAATCCCGAAAATCAAGAAGAGGCGATTCGCTTGGGATTGGCTATTCCTCAAGCCGTTGCAGAAACGAAAGTTTCTGTTGCGGAACCGACGTCTAAGTCGGAATAATGGTACAGTTCGCTACTTGATGTAACTGTACCTATTGACACCAACTTCTAGGGGGAATGAAATGAGACCTTTGTACCGATCTACTGTAAATAAAAACAGTTCTGCTAAACAATTTAAATCTAATGTTGGCAAAACCAAATTGACAAATATTGTCAACGCCCCAACGCGTGGTGGTATACGTTTTTAACGTGTGTACTGCTTTATGGACGCACCCTACTCACGGTCCGCTAAAATGCGGTCAGTGTATAGAGTGCCGTCTTGCGTATTCGAGAGAGTGGGCTATCAGGATAACCCACGAGCAAATGATGCACGAGAGATCTTGTATGCTCAACCTTACATATGATGACGATCATTTACCTTTGCATGGACAGCTGGTTAAAGCTGACCTCCAAAAGTTTTTTAAGCGTATGCGTAAGGCTGGCTATAGATTTCGTTATGTTGCTTCTGGTGAGTATGGAGACGCTAGTAGGCGTCCTCATTTCCACATTGCACTTTTTGGTCAAGACTTTGACCACGATCGGGTTCGGTTTGGTAGTTCTA